ATTACCTCAGGGAACAACACATTTCCACTGGAAATGTAAGAGGTGTCAGGAACAACATCCACGATGCGGATTGGTTTAGTCCGAGCAGTTCCGGTAGTTGCGTTAATAGCAACAGCCGAATTACCAGTAGTCGTTGAACCTGCATTTTGTACAAGATCAGCATTTTCGCCAATAGCATTGTACTGAACGCCGGTAACAACAGTTGTGCCGGATACCACTGCTACCTTAAACAGCGTGTCAGGATCATCAGCGATAATAGCCTCAATGAACGTGCCAGTAGGAGCCGTCGTATTGGCTGGATAAAACTGTTGAAACTGCAACTGCTTGGTAGAAGAGTTGATGAAATTGCAGCCAAGGAAAACACCAGCAAAGCCCGTAGAAGGACCTGTGGAGGTTTCATCAGCAAGAACAACCGTTCCGTCAGTGGTCAGCTTTACCAGATCACCGAAGAAGATATTCGTATTGTAACCACTAGCAATACGACGCTTCCGGGTAGCTCCAGCAAACACCTGACCGCCGATCAGATTGATCGGAATAAGCCCGTAAGGCTTGTCTACAGTAGGGTAAGCCATGTTTAACTCCTAAAAAGGTTATTTTGTTCCAGTACCAAACCCCACACCCCTAGTCGTAGCGGATTTTTTCTCGCTAAACAAAGGCATACGGGGATCATTGTTACGCATAAAGTGGTTATCAACAGATTCCACTTGGGCTGTGTTTTTTTGTTGGTAAAAATGTGTCCGAGATTCCACACGTTCTGTAGGCATCTTGCACAGCATTAAACCACCCAATTCAACATTGCCATTTTTGTCGCCTGCGAGCATTAGCTCGGGATGGTCAGTTGCTCTGACCGGCTCCCACCCATCACGCGTTTTTCTGGAAACATTCTGGGGCAACGCTTGATTTAACAAAGACGTTGCAATCCATCGAAAATTCCAGCCCGGTTGTGGGGTGGGATCAGGAAGAGTGCTCGGTGGGGTGTATTCCATGCTACGAGCAGAACTCTCACGTGTTTGAAGGTTTCTGGGCGTACGCTCTTGCGTACCATCACGACTAATTCTTTCAGACATTTTAGGACTCCGATGTAAGTTTAAGGACTTCTTTGGCGTACTGCTCGTTGGTTAACCCAAATTTTCTGGCTAACGCCTCTTGGGTCTTGGTCAATTTAACCCTGGTTTTACCAGTTGCAGTTCGTGTAACAGCGGCTACAACGTTAGCCGAACGTTTACTCGGTTGTTCCTTTTTTGTCTCTCCAAAGAATTTAGGAAACACTTCGCGCATGCGAGCGTTTACTCGCTCGTAATAATCGTCACTGCGAGGGTCAACCCCCGATTCGACCAACTTCTTATGCACCGCTAATGCGAGACTGGTCATTTCTTCATCTGCGCCAAACCATTGGTTTTGTTGCTGCCAACTCAACGCTTTTTGGTCTGGGACAGGCACTTGCGGCGTAGTTTCCTGATTATATACCTCTTGTTTCGGTTCTTGTAAAGGGGTAGGACGGTAGTCTTTTATCCTTTCAGCCCGGTATTTGGCCTCTGCCAGTTCTTCTTGAGCAGCAATGATGGCGTCAGTGTCATAGTTTTCCTGGGCTTCTTTTAGCTTTTTACGAGCCATGACCAACGCTGCTTCGGCCTGAGCCTTCATACTTTCTACGGCTACGGTCTGATTTGTGTTCACGTTTTGACGCAGTGCACGATTTTCTTCAATCAGTTTCTGCGCTACACGGACAGCTTCTTCTCGTTCCCGTAAGGCTGACTCTTTGGCACGGCGTTCGTCGTGACGTGCGTGCGTAAGCTCCTTCATCCGTTTCTGGACTTTGTCGCTGTATTCCGCAATTTCCTCATCACTGGGGTCATTAACATCCCGGTCAAGAGGCTTACGCCCACGGTCTTCTTCTGGCGTGTCGTCTACGATTTCAAGATCAATATCAGATTCTTCGGTCTCAATCTCAATACTATCTTCTTGTACTTCTTGCTCACTTGAAAATTTGTTTTCAGGCATTTTTTGCTCCTTTAAGCGCGGGTATAACCGCGTGGGTCTTCCACAACAGCCTCAACCTGATCGTCGTTAATCAGGCGGAACTCTTGACCGTGAATTTTAAAACGAGTTCCTGAGTAAGCCCTAACTAAGACAAAATCACCCTTTTTACACCACGGGCCGTTAGGAAACTTACCTTCATCTTTGTAGGCATCACTGCCAAGCTCTAAGACACAAAGCACGGTTGTGCTGTATTCCTCTACTTTTGCCAACGAATCTGGCTTAAGCAGGTCAGTGCCTGAAAACTTGTCTTCAACTTCTGGCAAAGCACACAATAACTTCCACCCTTTAGGCTTTGGCAGTTGTGTAGCTGGGCGTGGGGTTGATTCTTCACTCATTTGATTCCTCTACTTTCTTTGCAAGATCAAGTAAATAAGCCTCTGCCATAGCCAGACCTTGGATGACTCCGCAGAGTTTTTGGTACTGCTCAAAATTTTGACAAGCGCCGCCTGCCATATCGTCGGCGTAGTTGTTTAGATCCTCACGAATCTTTTTGCGTAAAACTTCTACGAAACTTTGTATCACTGTTTAGGTTTCCTTTCCGGTTCAGTAAGGGATTGTGCAAGCTCCATACCTATGCGGGTACCTTCAATCTCTTGTTTTACTGCCTCCACGTCTTGCTTAAATTCCAAATCCGACTGATCTTTGGCAATCTGAATACCAAGGCGTGTACCCTCAATCTCCGCTTGCTGCTGAGCTTTGAGTTCTTCAAGCTGCAGTTGCAGCATCCGAATCTGCGCATCCATCTGATCTTTTTGAGCCTTACGCTGAACTTCTGCCTGTTGAATCTGCAGTTTCTGCATCTCGGCCTGCATGATCGGGTCTTGTGCGTTTTGTAGTGCTTGTTGCTGTGCAGCAGCCTGTTGGCTTTGTGCCAACACGATCTGTGAACCTTCTGCGACCATCTTGGAGATCTGAACTTCCATCTCTTTCGGAATTGTGTCGTCCGGCGCTGGCAACGGTGTACCAATCGCATCTTGAACTTGACGGCGGTACAAAAACCCAAGGTGTTCAGCAATATGCGCCTGTAGTGCAGCCATCATTACTGACGCCTGGGGATTTTGTCCGACTAACTGCGCGACCGCTGGGTCGTTAATCATATTCATGTGTGTCGTGATATGCGCCTGATGATCCTGATACATAAACGCTTTCAACGGCTTCATCTTCAGCGCGTTCATGTTTTCTGTGATCGGATCCTTCGGTTTCTCATCATCTTCCATAGGCACAAGCTTGGCAGCGTTGCGTATTCCCAACACTTCTAACATCTGGCGATGCAGGGCAGGCATGTCGTAAATCTGCGGTGCTGTCTGTGACAGCTGGATCACTGCCTGATACTGCACAACCCTTTGAGACATTGTGGCTGCGTTCGGATCAGACACAGGGATGATCTCCACCATGTCGTAATCAGAACGTTTGGCTTTGCGAACCCCAGTCTGTGGTTCGTAATCATAATCATCGTCCGTGTAGTCACGGATAATGTTAGACAAAAGCTGCAGCTCGTGTTTGAACGCGTAATGAACCCGAGCCTGTACTGCCGACATCACCTTAAGCATGCGCTCCAGAAGCGCAAGAGTCGTGCCAACTGGCGCCTGAGCGCTCATGTCGGAAATCTTCATATCTGCCGTAGCAGCAAACCGACGGCCTTCTTCTACAATTGTTCCCAGTAACTGATATAGCGTAGCGCTGGGTTCTTTGTAGGGGAGGGGCAAAATGTTATCCCGCAGTGCACCAGAGCCAATATCCACATCTCTAAACTCCCCTGGTGCGATGGGGGTGTCATCGCCTTTGATCCGTAGCCCTCTGGCTTTTAACCCTCCTGGCAGATTGGAAAGCGTACCAGCATCCACCAACTGCCTCATTATCGACGTAGCTGACTTGGCAAACCCGCCAATCAGGTGGAAAAGCCCAAAGCCATAGAACCCAAACCCAGGGATGTACACGTAGTGCACAAAGTGATCCCGACGTTGTTTTGTGTCGTCGTCTTCGTAGTAGTTACGGCGTACGGCTAGTACCTCGCCTGTGCCTTCTACAACCGTGACCACATAAGGGATGGCTATGCCTGTGGGCTTGCCGTCTTCCTTGTCTTCGTACCCCGGCAAGTCTAAGTTGACGTGTGCTTCATACAGTATGTAGCGGTCGTCGTTGTTTGACGACATACCACTTTCTTTATCTTTTTTCTCCTGCAGTTCGTTTTTAGTTCGTGACGGCTCACCCAAATCTACATCTAAATAAAACCCCGCTACCTGTAGTTTGCGTATCTCGTTTTTGGTCTTGTACATACGGTGCGTTACCCGCTCCGCAGTCTCCATACTGACCGTACCGTAGGCCACAATGATGTCTTCGGCTGGAACAAACACAGAAGTCTGGCGCTCCAGAGACGGATCAAAGTACACCTTTTTAAACGCCGACCCCGTAGCAGGCAGGTTCCACAGCATCCGCTCGTGCTCCATACGAAACTCTGGCATGCGTTCTGTCAGTTCGTAGTTCATGTCTTCTTTGACCCGAGCCGCAGCTTCTTCCTTCTCCCGTGTATCTTTGCCGAGGATCTTTGTCTTTACCGGCCCCTGGGCAGGGAACGTCTCCATTATGGTTTCACTTTGGAACCGCACCACGGCTTCTGTAATCATGGGGTGGAACACACCACAGGCGCCGTCCCAGGGTTCTGTACGCTCTTCGTACTTCAGGCCCAACAGAATTAGCCCTTCTTTGTAGGTTTTCTCCCAGTCTTTTCGGGAATCTAAGTCGTTGCGAATATCTTGGAGTAGATCACCACCCAAAGAATCTAGTTCTGCTGGCTCAATATCTTCTGCCAAATTAGCGTAAAAATCGGACTCGCCTTCTGGTTTAATTAAAATCTCTAAACCACCAGCTTCAATCTTTACCGACTCTGGATCTTCAATTTCAATTTCAATCTCTGGCTCGCCTAAAGTATCTTCGACATCTTCTACGATGCCACGCGGGGCTTGATACAGTGATTTTTCAATAGACATATTGGTTCCTAGTAGTACGCCGCCCTGCGGCTTTTAAAGAATCTTGGCTCATCAGCCTCGTCACTGGGCAGTGTAATAAACCCACCATTTCTAAAGCGTAACAGGGCCTGGGTCATGGTGTCTACGTAGTCATCATGCTCACCAACAGGAAACGCCACAATTTCTTCAATCACATCCCGTGCCCACCGCGTATCCGGCGCCCACACCGACCCGCTTGCAAAAAGGTCTGAAACTGCGTTAACCCTGGCTATCTTATCGTTGCCCCGGCTTGGCGTAAACTCATCTACCGGTATGCCCATCCTACGCAATTCTTGAATCAATGGTGCGCCTGCGGCTTTTTTTTCTACTAAGAACGCATCTGGGTTCCATTCTTTCCATTGCTTAAACGCCACCTCTTTTAACTCTGGAAACTCCATCCGGTCTTTAAACGCGTCCAACAGTATAAGGCTGGGCCTGCTGCTCTCTTCTTCGTTATACCACACTCCCCAGGTTGTGCAGGCTGTGTAGTCAGCGGTTGTCTTGGCCTCGTGCGCCGTATCCCAAGACTGAATAATGAACTCGCACGAAGGTGGATCTTCTGGTTCCCAGATTCTCCAGTGTTGTCTTTTGATAAACGCAGCCGAGTCTAAGGTCGGCTGCTGCATGTACTGGGCGTTCCAATACCGTGGGTCCATCGCCATTTTTTTGGCTTTTAGCTGGTCCAAGGGCCACTGCTCAGGCCAGAGCGACTTCTCGCGCTCGGTGTTTTCAAACATTATGGCTGGCAGCTCCACAATTTCCCAGGGTTCTGCCTCTGGGTTTCTCGCCTGAAACGCAAGCAGCCGCCCAGTTAAGTCCACCAATGACCATCTGGTCATCACAACGATGATGCGCCCCCCAGGCATTAAGCGCTGCAACGGCCCTGTTTGGAACCACGACCATGCATTATCAAATGTCGCCCTACTGTTGGCCTTTATATCTTGTTCAGAATGTGGATCGTCAATGACAAATAAATCAGCACCACGACCAGCCAACGCTCCCCCCACGCCCACTGCGTAATACTGACCACCAGCCGACGTAGACCACTTGCCTGCTGCTTTTTGATCATCTGCCACGACTGTGCCGGAAAATATGGTTCTGTATTCATCGGACTCAATCAAATTACGCACTCTTCTACCGAAATCTTCTGACAACCCAGCGGTGTGCGTTGCCATAATAATCTTCTGATCTGGGTACTGCCCTAAAAACCACGACGGAAACAAATAAGAGGCAAACTCTGACTTCCCCATACGTGGCGCAATATTGATAATTACCCGTTTTTTAGTGCCTGCTGCCACATCGGCGAAGATTTTCGCCAACTGCCTGTGGTGCGCCCCTTCTTTAAACCCCGGATAGATCTCTTTGGCAAACTCGATCATGTTTGTCCGGGCGTTTTTTAACCGCAGCCTGTGCTCCTGCTCCTCAAGCTCTTCTAAGAACTCCATTTTTTGCTTCGGCGTCATGCTTGCCAGCAGCGCCTGCAGCTCTTGATCACTGGTTCTGTTCATCTTCTTGGACAGAAATGTCTTCGACTTCTGTGGCGTCCACTTCTATCGTGCGGTTTAAGGCTGCAAGCTTTTCTTTGATCTTGGCGTCCAGCTCTGCATCCGACATCTCGCTCTTTTTCACCTCAAACCGCTCCGTAAACAACCCCACTTCTGTGACCTTACCCAGCAACTCCAGTGCTTTTAACCGGATACGAGCATCTGGGTGGTCTGTTTCTTCCACAATTTTCGCCACCGCCATTCCCCGCAGCTCACGGGCGTGGTCAACAAATGACCAGTCGTAGATGGTCAACATTCCAACCAGCTTTTGAATCGCCGGGGGTAGCGTAATCTGTGTCAGTGCATCTTTGGCGCGGGTGGGATCCGCAGTCAGGGCGTGGAACGCGTCTCTTGCTTGGGTTTCTTGGGCCTGAGCCACCAGCGTTTCATCGTCTTTGGCTCCCAGTTCTGTGAGCCAGTCTGTCGTGTTGATCTGTGCGTCAAGCAAAGTGTTGGCGTCCACCTTTTTTAAAGGCGTAAACCCTTCCATGGGTGCTTTTAACACCTCTGGCTCGTACTCAGCATTTACCAAATGATCTAACACGCGGGTCGTTCCTCCCGTAAGCAGAGCTTGTGCTCAGTGGGCAGAAGTGTATACTCGCTTGTGAAGCCTTGCAAGGGGCTTCCATGTGTAGTTCTCCTTCAGGGGAATCCTCCCTCCCCTCTTGGCCCCCGTTGAGCGCAAGCTCCGGGGGCATTTTTTTATTTGTTGATGTATAAAGTTTGACAATGCTTGTTTAAATTTTTAAAAATATTTTGTAGGGGTGGTGTGTTGGGGGGATTTGATAAAGATTTTACAACTGTGAAGTGTGGGAGTGGAATAGTGTTTCTCCCTCCGCCCACTACGCCGCAAAATTTTGGGGGGCCACCCCACGGTGGGGTCAGCAAAACCGCAAAATGGCTCGACAGCAGGCAAGCCAAACTACCTATTATGTTATAATGTAAGTGTCGATTGGGTAGTCCAGTCGGCCTGTCCAGCCAGTTCGCTGGTTTGGGACAACCTGTCCCAAAGATCTTAAGGAGAACTACTTATGTCGAACGCTACTATTGTTTCGTTGTACGCAACCTTGGTACAAACCTCTTTGGAGCTTGACAAAGAGGTGGCTAAGAGTCTACGCGGGGGCTTTCTCGCGGGTTCACTCATTGCAGAACTTGCAGAGGTTCACGCCGACAAGTACGGGGCTTTCTTTGTCCTGCAGGAGTCTGGCTGGAAGTTCTACACCAGTGAGGAGGCCATATCCGCCAATAAGCACGAGGGCGCACAGAGGCAGTGGAATCGGTGCATTGCCAAGTTCCACGATATCAAGAAAGACGCTCGCGGGGGTTCACGCACCAAGGCCGAACCCAAGGCCGAATGGCAGAAGCTCGGTGACGCCGCTCTCAAGCTGTCCAAGGCTGACCTTCAGCGCTTCCTGAAGTATATCGGTCGCGCTTAATTTTGGGACAGCTTGTCCCAAACCCCACGGGCGCTTCGGCGCCCTTTTTTTTTTCTACTAG